AATCCTTATTAACTGCGTTCTGAAATCATAGTTATTCTCAATCGTTGAGATACCACTGATTGTTAGGTTTCTAGTAGTCGTAGCATGACTTACATTAATCTGCTCAAACTGTGCAGATGTTGAATTAAAATCGTTATATGTAGCACCAACACCAGCAAGAGCACTGATAATACCTACCTTACTTTGTAGGTTAAGAGTGTCAGTAATGTCAGTTACATAAAGAGTAGGTGCAGTTGCAACACCACTTATATTCCAGTTTCTTGCATTTACTTCATCATATGTTAAATCGCCTGTAACAGCTAAATTACCACCAATTGTTAGGTCACCAGATACAGTGGCTGCAGCACTAACAACTAAGTCAGTAGCTACATTCCAAGATACAACTTGCCCTGAGGGGTTAAGAATAACCGCTTTATTAGCAACTGGCTTACCAAAGTCAGCTGGGTTCTCAGGCAACATCTGAGTATAATACTCACCACCAACTGCTATTGGTGCAGCAGTAGGGCCATCTGGGTTACCAATATATAATTTCTTATACGACTTACCTGCACCTACATTAGAAGTGTCATAGGTGTATACTAATTCACCGAACGATACACCAGTACCAACTGGTGCTGCGGTTGGAGGAGAGGTTCCTTGCGTCCTCTTTATCAGAATCGTTGCGGCCATTAGTATTCCCCTCCATCAACTGTCGTGGATGGTAAAGTTGTTTGTGTTATAAATTTAGCGGATGCTGAGTCGTAGACCAGAAAACTGCCGTTAGTTAAGTTGTTCGCATTAACATCTGAAAGTAAAACTAGTTTACCTCCTCCACCACCGCCTCCTAATGAGCCGCTGGCAATAACCTTAACTTGGCTACCAGTACCAATTCGTAAAGATGGCATTACCTTGTTACCCCTGCTCTAACATTAATCATTCCTTCAACGACTTTTACCTTACTAGTGCCGTCATTCAAAACAACATCATAAAGGTAACGACCAGGTTTAATATCGGTTGTTATAGTAGATGCCATAGAAATCTGAATTTCTCCATCTAAGGCACTAGATACAGTCGAAGCGAAAGAAACATAGTTAGTGCTTCCCGACCACTTACGCAGTTGTGCTGTTGCTGTGAACCCTGCCAGATTTAGGGTAGTATTATTATCATTATCACCAAGAGCAAATAAGTGCTCAAAATCACATCCCTGTTCAATCTGCAAGTTAGAGACAAATACTGCCATCTTTTATGCTGACTATTATCCTATAAGGTATTTATCTTCTTAATCTCTGTTAGTACTTCTGACAAAATCTTAGTGACCTGATCGAATTTTCTATCCAATCGATCTATATCATTTCTTAAGATTTCAAAATCATTTAATGATGACATATCAACAGGCACATCATCGCCATAATGATACCTGAGAAATTCTCTATGTGCTTTTACTCTTGCTTGATCACTCATAGTTTTGCTGCGATTTTTGCCAACATTTGTTTAATTTCAGATATCTCTTCTTTCATAGTATCTAGTTCCTGTCTTTCAATTGCCTTCTTAGTTTTTGCTTGCTGATAAGCAGCAAAAGAGGAGCTATCGGTATTAATGATAGCTCCTGATTTTTCGTCTCTAAAAAGGTTTGAATGTCCCTCTACTCTGATCATGCCAGTGCCAATGCTCTAATGTTCTTAAAGACTGGTACTTCTGCTTGATTGCTTCCATTCATTACAATCTTAATCACAAACCCTGTATAAGGTTCTAAATCATTGATTGTATACTGATACTCTTTAAAGTCCTCGCCTGGAGTAACTAGAGCATCTGGTCTACCATCATTCTTAGCAGGATCAAGTACGGCATCACCGTAACCATCACCAGTCGTATCAACACTATTTAGATAGCCTGGGAACAATACAAATTTCTGATCAACCTCGCCTGAATCTGGTCTAATCACACTATACAGAACTCTGAAATCAGTGGATGCAGGTTTATAAGCATCAAATATAACCTTTAACGAAGTTGCAGGTTGTTTGATGTTAATAACCCTAGAAGTATACTGAGAGGTATGTGGATCGCCAAATATAGTATTGACTCTCCTATCGTGTGGATAGTTGTCATCAGATATTGGTTTATTAAGTCTGTTTGATGAGAACTTAATAGCCATTGTATCAAGACATATCATAGGCGAACTCCAGAAGTTTCCTCCGTTGTTCATAGCGACTCTAGCAGTCAAAGATCTATTTCTGAACATATTTGTCAGTCTTAGATTTTCATTAACCTCAGACGCTACGATACGGGTATCTGGAAGTCTAACTTCCTTATTAAGAACAACATTCTCAAATCCCTTATCAGCAAATGATGCTTCTGTTCCATCAATACTAGTTCCACTAACTGTCCTGATACTCATAGTAGCAGTGTCAGATGGTCCTGGTGTCGTGATATCAAATAATGGAGTCAATCTATCATACTGAATATTCTTAGATGCATGTGCATGAGCACCACCACCATGAACATCAGCATTAAATGATAGTTGTGGTTGAGATAGTCCACTAATATCAGTGGATCTTCCTTCCCTATCAATCTTAATCAAGAAGTCATCCATATTTCTCTGAGTAGGAGAAACATCATGCTCAGTATTAATCTTACCTAGACCAATTCCAGCAAATTCATACTTCTGAATAGTAGATCCTTCTTCATGGTTAATGGATTGAGTATTATTAACTCCTCTAGTAATACCACTTAAAGTGTTAATACCAACTGAGGTGTAGGAAATAACTTCGTTATTAATGACAGCATAAGCAGTGTTAGCACCACTAACCTGTACTCCTTCATATACATCAAATCCAGTACTATCAGCAATAGCAATACTAGTTGTAGTAGAATTGACTACAGTTGAAAGTGTAGATGGTAAGGAATTTGGAGCTACTCCACTAATGGAAACTCTATTACCTGTACCATACATTCCATGATTAAAGTAAGATACTCTTGCATATTCACCAGTATAAAGACTACCAGTGGAATCGTATCTTGTAACATCTAAACCAGAATCAATAATAGTCCCTAAGTCATGGTAGTAGTTAACACTAGCAGCATTACCAAATTCTTCTGCTTGAACATTTGTTAGATACAATGTATCCAATCCAGCAAGAGAATTAATACCAATCCTTACTCCAGATCCTGAACCACTCATATCAGCAGTTACAACACCTACAATGTCACCTACCTTATACCCTTGACCTGTTTCTAATACAGTTGCTCCTGTAATAGGTGAAGCACCAGTACCAACAGTAATATCAAGTTTAAGTCCAGAACCTTGTCCTGTGATGGCAAATGTGTTTACACTAGCAGATGGAGTTCCATAACCTTCACCAAATGTCTGAATACCAACAGCTTGACCAGTCTTCTTAACTGGACCACCAGTATCCTCAACAAATCCATATCGGTAAGTAGCAGATGCATCACCCACTTTTCTTCCCTTAGTGAATACAGTACCTATATTACCAGCATTAGTAGTAGTTGTTATACCAAGTGCAGCCTTCTTAGGAAGTGCTTGAATTGGGTTTCTATTCAATGCAGGTAAGATACCATTATCTGATCTAAGTGGTGGATTCTGGAATGTAACTACACCATCAGTTGCTTCAAATTCTGCTCTATACAACTTGAAGCACAAGTCTTCAAACTGACACGGAGTCCATGTGGAGGCGTTTTGCGACCTAAACATAGATCCTACTGAGAACTGGTTAGCATATACTCTACCAGAGGCATTGGGTAATGCCTGAGCATTAAGAGCAGTCTGTCCCATCTCTGCTATAAACACCTCATAGGTATTCGTAGGAGCAGCACATATTAAAGCATATTCTGTTGACGGTTCCAGATATATTGGAGCACTAAATGTCACATGTGTCGGAACTGAAGCATCGTTAGATAGATTAATATCGTTAGATGTTAATACTACTCTAGCATCAGGAGAAACTAATCTTCTAGTTGGGAATCCTAATTCCATCTCCCTCAGTTCAACAAACACAGGAACTGTTGGATCAGCCATAGTAGCAAAGAACACATCAACCGAAGTTACATATGCACCATACTGGTCAACTGTAAATGACTGTGCCAATGGGTCATCATTATCATCAGCCTGCGGTGGAGCAGGTACAGGAACAGGTACAGGTTGGATAATAGTTCTAGTATTATCAATAATCTGTGTAACTGTATTGTCAATAACCCTAGTGTTATTAATGATAACAGGGGGTGGTGGTGGTGGCGGTGGGGGCGGCCTTCGGTTTACAAAGGTTAGACTCACATCTCTCTGTATCGTTGTCGTCTCTAAGGTTGTAACTCTAACATCAGTTTGTACAATTCTTGTAGTTCCTACAGCAGTATATGTTGCAGTAGCAGAAGATATAGCAGTACTACCCCTCAATCCTGCAGCATTAATAGAACTAGATGTTACTTTAAATTCTCTTTCACCAGATCTTACCCTAGCAAGAGGTGTTGGTGAAGCAAATGGATCTCTAACCCATACACAAGCAGTAACATCACCATATGGATCTGACCATACTTCAAGAGATGATATTGTTGCTTGAGCACCACTGGTATTACCAGATACAACAGTTCCTACTGGAAGGTATCCAAAGAAATCTCCTTGTGCTTGTGCAGCAAGAGCAGTAGTATCGATATTAAGTACAGTAGAACCTTGAGAATACGCTGTAGGTAGTGTCTCGTTTCTATCTAATGGATTAACCTCATAGGTTAATGAAGGAGTGGTAAATGGACCTTCCTTATGATCAGGTCTACAAAGTCTGAAGGTGTATGTTTCACCATTAACTAGTGCAGTAATAGTTTCACCAACAGTAAATGCACCAACAACATTACTAATACCTATAAGTTTAGGTACAACATCAACATTACCTAATTCATCAAAGAATGTAAAGAATCTAGCATTAGGTCTTAAACCACTTACAGTGTACTCAATATTTCTAGATCTGATGAACGGATCGAACTCTTCACTAGCAATATAAGTATTTCTTGATTCGATATCATCTCTTTCTACACCAGATACAAATTCATTTGTACTTGCTTGTAGTTCATCATCACCAAATCCACCATCAACATTAGTTACACCAACTCTTGTATCATAGGTTCTTCTTCTAATAACCTGAGTTGTAAGAGTTTGAGTTCTATGTGTATTGATCCAATTATCACTAGTTGGATTTAATTTTAATTTTCCAGTAAACTTGTATACAAGGAATGGGTTAAGGTTCTCTACCCTAGTTGCAAAGTTCTGTTCTACAAATACTGTTTCCTTATACTTCAGGGTAATCATTCTACCCGTCTTAACAGTATTACTATCTAATAGGGCAAAATCCTGACTAAAATCTAATGTCTCAGGTGTCTGAGATTCCTCAGGTAAAACCTGCATATCAATAGAATTCAGATCTGTAAGAGGTCTCATCTCACCTCTAGCAAAATCTATATCAATAGGAGATGCTATATCTACATAATCTCTAGATTTAAAGGAATCTGCGAAGAAACCACTCTTAAATCTATCAAGTCCATCTGCATCCTTAACTTGCAAAGTCTGAACTTTTTGTTCTAATAATGATAGAGAAGTTACTTTCTCTAGATTATTAAGTCTATCTTCAATCCTACCAATATCACGCATGGTGTATCGGCGGTTATCGATTAGGAATACTCTAGCACTAGTAGTCTCATACAGATAAGGAGGCCATACTATGCTTGCCAATGTCATGCCATATGGATCATCAGCAGGTGGTTTAGGATTCCTTGAAGGTATACCCTTAACTACAACCATATTACCTGTTGTCCTAAGCAATACCTTATCAATTCTTCCATAGTAATACTTGTATTTGAATCTAGAAGATTCGTTAGGTGTTGCAATTCTATTACCAGTTAAATTCTGTCTATTAGTATAGAAGAAAGGTGATACTGCAGCTGACGCAGGAGTAAATTCTGGTACTCTAGGTCTAAAGTCAAGCGTATCAGTAGCTCTAAGATTAGTCTTACCTATACTTGGGATATTCTTTCTGAATCTATCAGCATCATAACTATTGACAGTAAATACATCACCAACATCTGATGCTGGAATTTCATACCTATCAAGAACAACTAACAATCTTTTTGATGGAACAAATCCATCATTAACTCTTAACAGTCTAGAGTAATCATAATACTGATTTCTTTGACCTTTATCTAAAGTAAATGCATCAGTTACATCATTATACTTACCAGGAGTAGTTGCCTGTAAAGTTGCAGTAGAATTAGACTCTTGGAATAATAAAGTCTCAAGAAGTTGGAACTTATCTTCTGTCTTATATACAATACTAATACTACTATTACCAGCATCAACTGAAACTATTCTAGCAACAGCATTAGTATTCTCACCTACAATTGCTTCACCAACAATAGCATTATCAAAAATAGGATCAGTAGATGTAAATACTAATTTATCATATACTGGTTTGTTATTATCTAATGATTCATAGACAGCAATAACTTCACCTACATCAGGCCAATTTAAACAAATCTCTTCGTCTTGAACTCTAATACCATATAAACCACTAGGAGTTAAACCATCATTAACACTACCATTAGTATTACTACCAGATAAAGATTTAGATGAATATACTATTTCAATCTCTTGACTTCTCTTATATTCTTTAGTTTTGTTCTTAATATTACTCTTAGCAACAGTTACATTAACTTTAATATTACTTTCAGAGAATGCTAAACCATTAATAGTCAGAACATCATCAGTTACAACTACTTGATCTTGTTGAATTGAAGCAATAGTACCATTGCTATACTGTACCTGATATCGTTCTTGATCAAACGATACAAAATTAACATCATCAATACCAACAGAACTAGAGTTAACAACTAATACACCATTAGCATCAGTAGACTCACCAGTTATCTGTTCCGATAATGTAAGTTGAGATCCAGTAAAATCAATATCTGCAATATGCTTTGCTGGAAGAGGTAGATATAAACCAGCATTATCTGCATTACTTAATTGCTGTTCTCCCTTATAAATTCTACCCTCAAATGTAGAACCAGGAAGAGCTCCAGTAAACAAATTAGGATTGGTTGTTAAAGCAGCCAATCTCATGCTTCCACCATCAGCAGCAACATAAGATACTATATTACGATTTGGTAGGGATTGGTTAGATCTATAATAGATTACTATATCACCAGGCTTAAATCTTTCAAATGTCTTACCAGTTGATGTAGTATCACCATTAGTTGCAATACGAACATCAGCGTCACCAATATTATATGGAACTGTTTGATTTAACTTCTTCTTAGCATAGAATGTATTAGACTGTTGAACATTCTCAACATCATTCATACTATAAGTAATAACCTTATCACAAACTCTGGATAAGACATCGTTACTCCTGAATGAGATTCTTTCACCTGCTTGGAACTTACCAGATACTTGAGTTATACTAATAGTACTTGATCCAGCACCAGCAGTAACTGTATATCCTGTAGCACCACTTTCAGAACCTTCAACATATGATGACTGTATTACTTCAGTGTTACTAACATTATCATTCAAAAATAACTTAGTATACAAATTAACATCATATAGATAAGCATCAAATTCAGTTGAATTATCCTTATATTTGGAATCTACTAAACCAAAATTATAAACTATTGCATCACCAATTTTTTCACTACTAATACCTGATTGCAGGTCAATAGAATTTCTAAATGTTGTAATACCTTGGACACCATCCAATCTAAGTCTATTACCAACTCTAAAAGTAAATGACTCTTCTATCTTTTCAGAAGTTTCTCTTGGTTTTGGAACATCAATAGTTTCTCCTAAACTTTCATACTCATAACCTTTAACATATGCAGTACCAGCAGATACTCTAACACAAGCAAGATCATCATTAGGAGTATTACCTTCCCTTGTAGATTCAGTAGCATAATAGATACCTTCACTACCCATTCTATCATTTAAACTATCAAGGACAGTGATAAAGAAAGGATTTACTGTGTAATCTCCAGACTCATCATTAGTTCTCTTAGCAAAATAATCCTTAATTAAATTATAGTCAGTAGTTCTATTAATTGATTTCTCAACAATACCTGCTCTAACCCTAATAAGTTCTATAAAATCAGTATCATCGAAATCAGTAACATCCTTCTTCGCAAGAACTAGGTCAATTTTTAATCTATCTGCACCTGGTGCTGCGTAGTTGGAAAATCCTTTAGCATTATCATATAATGAAACATCCTCTTTAGCATTAATTGCTTTTTCTACTACTTGCAATCCAACTCTATAAAAAGGTTTGTTATCATACTGATCAAGAATCAGAGTTTGTTGATTGACCCTTACAAATGAACCTCTTACAAAATATATACCAGCTTGGATATTAGCAGCAGATCCTGAAAGGCAAGCATTTTGTGCTATAGTTGAAGCTATAGATGATCCACTATTTAATGTTGTATTACCGTATGTAACTGGTTCTTCTAATAAAATTAACTCAGAATCCTCGAAAAAGTCAAAGGATCCACTAGGACCAGTAGAAAGATATTTTACATATAATGTTGGATCTGATGAAATAGATGCAGAAGCACTTATATAATTAATTACCTTTGCTGTTATACCTGAAGTTTGTCCTTTAATTCTTTTACCAACTAGATCTTTAATATAAACTTCTACATCAGTACCTAAATGAGTTACATCTAATCTAACTGCGAAATAATCTCCATCATAAGTTACACCACCAGGGACTACTACAGACCCCTCTTTGAACATATGACTACCAAATTGCTCAACCTGATTCTGCAGAATAGACTGCATGGTCGTAAGTTCACGAGCCTGAACAGGATATCCTGGCTTAAACAGAACTCTGTGGTAGTTGTTTGTCCTGTCAAAGTCGTCATAATAGGGACTTATATTCAGGTTAGTCTGTTGTGGCATTGTTTAGAACTCTAATACGATCTTAATGTCTTCTTTTTGACGAACATTTCTTGTAATAGCAGGTCTATTATCAAGATAAATGATTTCTCCACTGCGTTTATTTATCTCTGCATCAGCAAGTCCATTTGTGAACTGTGCTCCTAAGTCAACAACCTTACCAGCAGGTGTTGTTGTAGAGATACCACTAAATGTTTGATCCACATTAACACTGAAAGCAGTACTAGTAACTGCATTAGCAGTTGCTTGGAAATTTAAAACAGGTGATTGGTTATTTACTGTTGCACTATCAGTAGTATCGAACAATGATTGGTTATAGGAAAGACTTCTATCTTGGAAGTACTTTATAACCTTGGTATCAATATCATAAGAGGCAACATAACCTCTTGCAGTACCAACACCACTAATACTCTGTTCAATCATAGTACCAATACCGAGAACCTGAGAGGTATCTCCAGTAAATTTCAATGCCTTCAACCCAGAAAATTCTGAAGTCTGAAGGAAATTAGTACCTGCTGCACCAATAGCAGTTGGGTTTCTAATCAATCCAACTTGTGCAAACTTAGTATCTGACGCAAAATCATAAGATGAAGCATCAAATCTTGTGTAAATTAGAACCTTATCAGTTCCTAACTCCTTATATGCGTTGTATCCATGTCCCTTTGATGGAGGGATAATCGGTGATAACCTAGCATACTTTGCAGCAGAACCATTGATAGAAGAAAGATCAACCCTTGCATAACTGTACCCCTTTCCACCTTGAGTTACTTGTGCCTGAATAACTTGACCTTGGGTATTGGTCAAAATTCTAACTTTACCACCACTACCGTCACCGACAATATCAACCTCAATAGGACTGGAAAGGAAACTATATCCTGTTCCTGCCTCATCAATTGATACTACCTTAATCTGATTGTTATTTGTATCAGAATCACCATTTTCTCTAACAACCTTAACATCAGAATCAGTTGTTGTTTCCCAATCATTAGGAACCGCAATATATTCAGTAGAGTCAAATTTCACGATATCCGCAGGAGGAACCGTGAACATGTACTTCCAAAGATAACCGTCACCACTTACACCAGCAGCAGATGGTTCAAGATCAGTGAAAGTTGGTTCATCAAGAGATGCACTTGCAATAGTAGAAATACCAGCAGCACCATTATTAATACAAACATAGATTCTGTAATCCTTGTTCATAACATAATAATTAGATGAATAAAGTCTACTAGAGTTAGAAACTAGTGATCTATTATTCACATCATAATCATGACGGTACATATCATATGATGTACCTTTAGTCCATGCTACTTTTCTAACCAACCTCCTAACATCACCTGGGAAAATCTTTCTCCCAAATAACATAGTATCATAGACATGATTGTTATAATCAATACTATCTACAGGTGAAGGTGGTTGAATAGTGGTACTATTCCAAGTATCAGTTCTTCCGTAACCAGAAATGGTTGGATTTGCCAGTCCTAGGAAAGCATAGTAAGAGTTATTACCGCTAGTAATGTCATCCATGAAATTATTAGCGTTAATAATCCTAAACTGATCGGTTATAATTGCTGCCATTGCAATGTTCTAGGGTAAAGTCTTACTATTTTGGTATTTATAAGGTTTTGTTGAATGCTCCAGTATTACGCAATCCAATATTACGCCTCTGGACAAATGGCCATTTATCAAGGTTTGGATCATAATCCAATCCTTTAGCAGTCAGAGAAAGAGGATATGAGACATCTCTTATTGCTGAAGAGAAGCGTCCCCATGTAAATCTTGCTGCAGGATGTAATGTTGATCCAACACCAACTAATCCATTAACATTGGTTCCAGAGTGGATATTACAGGTGATTACACCTGTTCTAGCACTACCATCCCATGATAATGCGTGTGCATAGTATATATTATCAAGTTCAAATGTACTAATACCGATAGGATCGGAATCATGTGCATCAACACTTGTTATAACACCTGCTGCAGGTGATATACCAGATCCATAGATTCTGAATGGGTAACCAGTTCCAAATCCAGTAACGAAAGAAGCATTCTCAGCATTAATCAAGTTGTTGGTATCCAACTGGAATACAAGTGCAAGATCAGTACCAATACCAACAGAAGTTGTAATACCAGTAATTAAACCAGTATAACCCTGAACATCAGTAACTAAAGGATCTATATCATTCCAAACTTCCCAGTTAACACCTGCTTGTGCAGTTGTTCCAACACCAACACCGTAAACATAAAGTCCAAAGTCATCTGTTAGGTTACCATCAAGATCTCTGAAATTCTCAGTATGATCAACGAACATGCTTCCATCAGTTGATGCATAAGAAGCAATAACATTAGTTACAGGGAAGATCTGTGCTTCCATAGAATCTCTTGCTTTAGATACCAATCCACCAGCAAAGACCCTATCTTGCTTCTGCTTATTCCATCTCATTGGTTTGTAATTATCATTATTAACACCAGATCCTTGATAGAATGGTGTTTCTACAACAGATGCAGTAGCGATTCTTTGTACGATTCTTTCATCTTGTTGAGCAAAGTTAGTGTTATCTTTAGCAACTTGATTCAATTCGAGTTGAGCACTCTTGAATAGATCTAATGAATCACCTTCTTTAATAATTTCATTAACATCAAATAGTATACTATCTGCACCAACTGTTCCTCTATAGAAGAAGATAAACACATCATCATTTACAGTAGGAGGTGTTTCAAAGTTAACTGAAGTTCCGCCACTGAATGTGTAGTGCTTGTCTGGTTCCTGAAGAACACCATTAACAAATATCAATAGAACAGGACCAAGATCAATTTCTCTTGAATCTATATCATTATTATCAATCTCAAAACTAATCAACTGGTTCTGATAGTATAGAGGATATCTCTTTCTATCACCATCCTGATATGTCTTAATGTTATCGATATAATCAATGTTACCAAACTGCCATGCTGCAATATCGTCACTGAATATATTATTTACAGTCACTTCAAATGGTTCAAATAAATCACCAGCATTAGGATCAGTTGCTAATCCTACTAAGTTAAACTTATCACCTCTCTTAAATCCATATCCAGGTTTGGTTAATTTCCAAATATAAACCTCGTTCAATTGGAACTCAGGATCTGTATTTGCAGCACCAATAAAGCTGGAAGATAATCCAATGATATCTACAGTTACAGAAGCACCAACACCAGTAGTTGTAGTATTACCAAGTCCTTCTCTGTATGAACCAACAATTGATAAATTGTATCCATCAGGAGGTGCTACATCAAGAGTAGTACCCTGACCATAACTATGACCACCATCAGAAATACTGTATATTAAAGTACCACCTGCTCCGACTGTTGCTGTTACTGAAGCATCTGTTCCAACACCGCTATAATCATGTACACATACCTCATATGGTCCTGAAAGTAAGTTGTAACCAGAACCAAAGGTTAAATCATACCAAGGAGCAATAGTACCACCACTATGATAGGAGTGGTGAATAGTACTAATACCAGCATTAAGAGTAAAGGTTCTAGCAGAAATAATACCAGTTACATCCAACTGCTGATCGTAATCAGGGTAAATGTTAGTTGTTAAACCAACTCTTACCGTACCACCGCCTGTATAAGGATGTGCTAATGTAGATACACCAACGAATGTGGTAAAGGATGTAGTAGTTCCTACAGACCTTACAGTGTAATAGTAACCTTGAACACCGCTAGGATAAGTCTTAGATCCATATGTACAAGTAACTCCGATACCTGCTAACTTGAAGTTCTCAGGTTTTACTAATCCATGATTAGCAGCAGTAAACTGTAAGATACCTGTTGAAGGATTGTATACTGCGTTTGTTGGAGTTAGAGCAGCACCAGACCAAGAATCAATATAAAGTGAGCTTGCTGCAGCACTTACAAAATTATGACTATAATTACCACCGTACTGAACCGCACCAGTAGTAGCATTAAGGAATCTATGAGTATGGTTACCACCAGAGACTACTGCGTTAGTTGCCTCATGTCCTGCACCAATATCATAACGATGCTCTGATGTATCAGTTGAAACACCAACTTGAAGTGTAATATATCCAGTCTGCTTCTTAATACCGCCTGTTGTTGCACTATCAAAGGTATGATCAAACTGATCATTAGGACCAGTTGCACCAACATCTACCGCAAATGTATTGACAGTAGTGCTTGCAATAGATACCCACTTACCATGAATAGGATCTGATACACGAGGATATGCATGAGTGGTACGATACCAATCTCTAGAACATTTCAGTGATATTGCTCCAGTATCAAACTTAACCCTATCACTGTTCATGAATCCATGACCAGCAACAGTAACTGTCATAATACCTGCTACAGGATCATATACAGCGTCTGTTGGGGTAACACTAGTAGATCCTACAGAATGTATACCGATTGGTTGATCATATGCTCTATCACGCTTCTGATCCATGCTACCGACACCAGCAGCTTGGAAGGTGTGTCCATAAGCACCACCACCATGAATCTGCGATCTCTTAATAGCACCAGTTACACCAGATGAGAATATATGATCTGAGTTTCCTTCAAAACCAGACTGCATACTATTAACTCTAAATGTATTGGTAGTTACATTAGATACCCTGATCCACTTACCACTGTAAGGATCTGTTTCTCTAGGATATGCATGTACTGTACTATAGTCATCCATAGCACAAGTAAAGGATACTGCACCAGTATCAAACATTACATAATCACCATTACTTAATCCATGATTAGCAGATCTAACTGTCATGACACCTACAGCACCATCATACTGTGTACCAGTTTCAGCAGTTAGTCCTTCATGCGGCACATAATGATGAGTTGAAATATTTGTAGAAGGTTGTGACGCTAGAACTTGGAAAGCAATTGAATTTGCGGTAGTAGAAGCGATAGAAACCGCAGTTGTAAATCCAGGATCACTCGATCTTGGATAATAATGGAGACTCTGGTATGTGTCTAATCCACACCTAAATGACATTGATTCAGGTGAAATTTGGATAGATTGACCAGTCATGAAACCATGATCACCTATAGTAGCTGTTACAATGCCAGCAGTGGGGTCGTAGATCGCCGAGGAG